GATTAACATTCTGGATGAAGATCCCAACAACAAGGTCGTGCTCTTCTCGTTCTTTAGGATGAATCTCCAACTACTAAGGATGGCTTTCTACGGTAAAACTGAGAGTGTCGTGTTCATGGGGGGGATGTCTTCTCAAGAGAAGGACGCCGCCAAGCAGCAGTTCGCCAACGACCCCAGCACTCGCTTGTTCCTGTCCTCCGACGCCGGGGGGTATGGAGTGGACCTCCCGATGGCGAACCATCTGATAAGTTATGACTTACCGTGGTCGGCAGGGAAGTTGGATCAACGTGAGTCACGCATCATCAGGCTGTCCTCTGAGTTCCCCCACGTCACTGTGACCTCGTTTGTCATGCGTGGGAGCATTGAGGAGCGACAGTACGAGATGCTCCAAGAGAAGCGCCTGATTAACAGGGCCTTCATTGACAAGGGCTATGACGCCCAAGGTCGGTACGAGATAACGCTGGGCTCGTTGTCCGACTTCCTATCATCATCGGAGGTGTGATGGACGACTGCGAGTGGACCGAGAATGACGACGACGCATTCAATCTGCGGCTCGTGCAGGAATACAAGGCTGCCAAGGAGATGGCCGATACATCAAAGAAGCGCGCCGATGGACTAAAGTCTCAACTGATCGAACTAGTGGACGAACGTGGGTACGAAGGGGAGAATGGGCACCGTTGGTTTGAGGTGGGGGACCACAAACTCAAACGTGAACGCCGAGTTAGTAAGTCGTTTGACGCAGCGGCATGTGAGGAGTGGGCCAAGTCCACGGGGCTGTGGGACGAGGTTAGTGAAGTGATTGAGATGTTAAGTGAGGACAAGGTCCTCGCCTTAGCGTGGGATGACCCTGAGATCAGATCAGAGATTGAGGCTTTCTACGTAGAGCGCGAGACATGGGCGTTCAAGTTATGAGCGGCACATACTTTCAGCATCTCCTAAAGCGTGACCATTCTCACCTCATCTCAGATGATGATGAATCTGAGGAAACCGACTATCCGGGTAGTACCCCCCCACGAAATCGGGAAGATAGCCCTAGACCAAAGACGATTATAGACGAGGTTCTGACCGCAGCCAGATCCACCAACTACAAGGTGGGGGGAGAACTACGGGAGTTCTACACCATTGGTGAGTTGGGTAAGTTACTGCACCGGAAGGCAGTGACCATCCGTAAGTGGGAAAGCAATGGATGGATTCCCCACGCCAACTATCGCACCCCAGCCCCGAGGGGCGTAGGGGTTCAGGGCGGTGAACCCAAGGGTCGCCGCCTCTACAGTCGGGAGCAGGTAATCTTCCTGCTTACCGCAGTTGAGGTCTACCGCCTCAATGAACATAAGTCAGCCGATTGGGCGGGCTTTAAGAAACACACCACCACTCAGTGGCCGGTGTAACGACAGAGAAGAGACACGAATATGCCTATAGAGTACGACGTGGCAGAGAAGTCTGACACACCACCAGTTGAGAATGTCAGAAAGGTGGTCCGCTCCGGCTGGGCTGCCGTTGACAGCATGAAGCAGGACGATGCTAACTACGCCGTCCGACTGAAGACGGGGTCAGACCCTGTGATCATCAAGTTCCTAGAGGACGAGCCTTACGCCTCGTTCCGGCAGCACTGGGTCAACCGAACCGGCCAGAAATCCTACATCTGTAGGGACGGTATGGACGATAACGGATGTCCACTATGTGACGCCGGGAACCGTCCTCGTCCACTGTTCTCCTTTAACGTGCTCCTGATGGAGCGCGGTGAGGAGCCAGCCCTGCGTTCCTACGAGGCTGGCACACGGGTGATTGCGGTACTACGCAACCTCAACGAGGATGACCGTCAGGGACCGTTGCCCAAGCACTACTGGGCAGTGAGCCGCAGTGGCACCGGGCCTCAGACCCAGTACAACCACATGCTCATCAAAGAGCGAGACCTTAAAGAAGAGTGGCACGTCGATCCTCTGTCCGCAGAGACGCTGGATCAGGCCGCAGCAAAGGCGTATGACGCCGACATTCTGAGGATCTCCACGCACGCTGAAATGATCAGCATTGTCAATGAAGACGTTGGAGTCGTCTAAACGGTTTAGCGGGGGTCGGGACGGTTCCCCTTCCTTGCGCCCCGGCCCCCGCTATTTATCTACCATATCGGAAGTACACGATTTAGTTGCAACCGTTATTCAGGCGGGGTCGTTTGCTTTCGATGTGGAGACTCTGGGGGTTCTTGAGCACCACCCTGATCTGGGGGAGTTCGTAGAGCAGCAGGTACGGAGTCACGTATTAGGTCTGAAGACCACTTCTGAGTCCGTCATTGATCGGACGAGGACAGCCAAGGTGGAGGCCACGACCAAGAGCATTGCGCTAGACCCCCATCGCAACGAAGTCATCTGGATGGGTATTGCCACGTCCGAACACTCTTGGGCTATCCCGGTGGGGCACCCTAGAGGTGAGATCCTAGAGAGTGAGGACAGGGGGGACGGTACGACGGTGCCCCCGGTGGGCTACCGGAAGACCCTAAAGAATGGCATGGAGTCCACGGCCAAGGCCAGATATTTGAAGCCTGCTGTGTACTCCGACCCCCCGGAGCAGTTATCCCGTACAGAGGTCTTTGAAGCATTGAAGCCTCTGTTCTTCGACCCCACCATCCTCAAGATCGGGCACAACGTCAAGTTCGACGCTCGCACCATAGCGAAGTACTACGGAGAACTGCCGGTGGGTCCGTTTCGGGACACCATGCTGTTACAGCACGCACTGGACGAAAACATATCGTCCTTCCGGTTGACCTCCCTGATAGCCCACAACTTCCATGACCACGACCCCTATGCGAGGCATGGGAAAGTGGGGGCAGTTATTGGGTACACCCCGTTCTCCATAGCCTGTGATTACGTCCATCTTGACGCCCGCTGGACGTGGCTGCTGTACCAGCGCTTGGCTCACTCTGTCAGCAACACCAACAAACTGGCAGATGTGGTCAAACAGGATTCAGAGGTCCTAGAGGTGCTCATGGCTATGGAGCACGATGGGATGTGCGTCAACCGCTCCGGCATGGCGACACTGGGCGAGGAACTGGATGGACAGATGAAGGACATCCATTCGGAGATCACCGCCCTGACTTACCCCGGATTTAATCCCGACTCCGTTAAAGACAAGCGCTTGTTTCTGTTTGACAAGAAGGCTGATGGAGGGCTGGGGCTAAAGCCTAACAAGGAGACAGAGAAGGGACAGGCGTCGGTAGACCAAGAGTCATTGAAGGTACTGGAAGGCAAACACCCAGTAATACCGCTGTTCTTGGCGTGGTCGGAATGCAAGAAACTGAAGAGCACCTACGTGGATGGACTGCTGGAGAAGATCAACAAGGAGAGGTTGCACCCGAACTTCCACCTCCACCGGACGGCCACCGGGAGGCTGTCTTCCTCCGACCCCAACCTCCAGAACATCCCCCGTGACTCCAGCATCCGTGGGCTGTTCAAGGCAGATCCTGACTGTACTCTTATAGTGGCCGACTACGATCAGATTGAACTCAGGGTCATGGCGATGTTCAGTCGTGACCCCAACATGATGGACATCTTCCTCAAAGGTATTGATATTCACTCTGGTGCTGCGTCACTTATCTTTGATAAGTCGGTCAAGGACATCACCAGTGAAGAGAGGCAACTTGGAAAGGCGGCTAACTTCCTCACCGCATACGGTGGAGGGTCTGGGAAACTAGCGGTTACGGCGGGCATCACCCAGACACGGGCCAAGTTCGTAATAAATCAGTACTATGAACAGTTCTCTGGTCTGTCTCAGTGGAAGCGTAAGATTGTTGCTCAAGCCCAGACGGATGGGTTTGTCACCACAATCTCTGGTAGACGCCGTCGGTTGCCTGACATTAACTCCCCAAAGGAGGAGTTACGGGCTAGAGCGGAACGGCAGGCAGTCAACGCTGTAGTACAGGGAAGCGCCTCGGACATCTGCAAGAAGGCCATGATTAAGGCGTTCCCAGTGGTGACGGCCTTCGGGGGTAAGTTGCTTGTTCAGGTACACGACGAGTTGGTTGTCAACGTACCCGATACTGATGATGTAGACTTAAAGGCAGAGGCTCTGAGAGAGGCGATGGGCCACGGCAAGGTAATAAAGGACGTTCCGTTGATCGTTTCTTCCCATTCAGGGGTCACTTGGTCGGAGGCTAAAGGCTAGTGAGCGATATACACAGTCAAGTTACAAGTGCTGCGAAACGTAACTTCTATAATATGTTGTCTCCTCCTGATCGGCAGACCATTGCGTTTAACGCCGGTATTACCCCGTCTTCGGAAGAGGTGTACGAGGAGGAGCAGCGAGACATCCTGCGTAGTTGGGCGTACTTGACTACTTCGGGAATCGTTGATTCCTTGTCTGACGCTGCTGACTGGATGTCAGACATAATGGTGGCCGACGACATGCTCCCCGAGGGGGTGGATGACGACGAGATGATTGGGGTGGGGTTCGACATGGATCACCCCGAAAGTGACGACTTTATGCAAGTCAACTCCATCCCACTGGGGGAACTCCGCAAGATGCACCGACACATTAAGGATTCAACATACAACACAGTGCTGGGCTGTCTGATAGCCTCTATTTCCAAGTTGTTGGATGAGGACCTGATCACGTTATCCAACCTGTAGTTTAATGAGGAGTATCATATGAGTGACTGGTGGGCTGATCGACTAGCCGGTAAGGCAGTGGTTCCTAAGCCTCCCCCCCGTGAGGGTAGTACTCCTACTTTGCGTTTTACGCCTTCGCCGCCTCAGGGCGTCCCTCTGACGACCCAGCCCACTCCGCAGGCTCAGTACATGGCTCAGGCGGCGGCGGTCGATACTGAACAGAGGTCAGATCCCACCGCCCAGACGACTATTGGGGAAGCAATCCGACGGTGGCAGGGTGGGGAAGCGGCTCGCAAGGAAGGCAATAACACCTGCCCGGAGTGTGGGAGTGGTAACGTGTTCTCTCGCATGGCGAAGGGGGCAGGTGCTGGCATTAACGGTAACGCCCCTGCTCCACGCTGTTATGAATGTGGGTGGAACGGCATCTACGATCAGGGGTTGGAAGCAAACTGGATATCGTAACAACAAGAAGGGTACGAGGTGGCGAGTACTACGAAGTACGAGACGGTAGAAGAGATTGCACGAGCGGTTAACAAGAAGTTCGGTGACGAAGTAGTTGTACAGGGGAGCCGGATACAGGAGGCTCTCCCCCGTATCACGACTGGTGTACTGGCCTTCGACCTGATGTTGGGGGGTGGCTGGCCCGTCAACCAGTGGTCAGAGATCGTAGGAGATGAGTCGTCTGGGAAGACGGCCATTGCCTACAAGACCATCGCTGCAAACCAAGCGCTGGACCCTAACTGGACCGCTTTATGGGTGGCAGCAGAGGAGTACGTGCCAGAGTACGCCGAGTCAATCGGTGTGGACCTAGATCGCATGTGGGTGGTTGAGACCAACCTCATGGAGCAGGCATATGACCTTGTGATCAGGGCGCAGGACAACCGAGCAGTGGACTGCGTGGTTCTGGACTCCCTACCTGCTCTGGTGCCCGGTGACGAGTACGAGCGGCAGATGGATGAGTTCACTGTCGGACTGGGTGCCCGCCTCACCGGCAAGTTCTTCCGTAAGTCTGCCAAAGCCCAGCGCCGCTCCCTCCTAGAGGAAGACCGTGGATGCACAGGGTTGATTGTCAATCAGTGGAGGGACAAGATTGGGGTGATGTGGGGGGACCCCCGAACCACTCCCGGTGGCAAAGCCAAGAACTTCCACTACTTCACCCGAGTAGAAGTGAAGAAGGACGAGTGGCTCAAGGACGGGAAAGTGGCCGTCGGTCAGACCATCAAGGGCCGTACTATCAAGAACAAGACGTATCGACCACAGCAGCAGGCCGTGGTGGACTTCTACTTCGCTGACTCCGGTGGCTTCCACATGGGGGACTTCGACACAGTCAAGGACATGGTCAACATTGCCATTGTCTACGAGGTGATCACCAGAGCCGGGGCGTTCTACTCCTACAAGGACGAGAAGTGGCAGGGCAAGGAGAAAGTCCTAGAGGCTCTTAGAGCCGATTTGGGGGCTCAGGAGGCCCTCCGAGTAGAACTAATGGGCACTCTCAGTGCGTGACATCAACAAGCGCTCTAAGAAGCAGGAGGAGCGCACGGCAGAGAAGTATAACGGTAGTAGAAACGTCATGTCAGGCGCTGGTTGGGTGCGTAAGAACGATGTTCGTACTATTGATCTTCTAGTAGAGAACAAGTTTACGGATAAGAAGTCATACTCCATACAGTCACAGGACATGGTTAAACTGGCACGCACGGCCATTTTGGAGGACCGTATTCCTGTGTTGCAGGTTGATCTTGGAGGACGGTCCTACGTGGTCTTAATGGAAAACGACTTCTTGGAGATGATTTACGATGACTGAGGATGCTTGGAAGATTGAGGCCATGAAGGCGTCAATGAAGAACAAGGCCAAGTTGGTGTCTCTTCTGCATCCTCATTTGCTAGAGGAATACTCCGCTAAGAACGCTCTTCGGGACACAGAGCACTTCCACCCCAGTGAGATTTGTAAACGGGATTGGTGTGTGCGGCAGTCCGGTTACCGGATGATGAACTACGAAGAGACAAACCCTGAGCGCCCCAAGGCATTCAAGACCCTCAACATCTTTGAGGAGGGCAACCGCATTCACCGCAAGTGGCAGGGGTGGCTTCAGGACATCGGGCTCCTCATGGGGAAGTGGTACTGCCGTGAATGCACCCACGTCTGGTACGGAAAGCCTCTGTGTGAGGAGTGCCACTCCAAACAGGTGGACTACTACGAGGTGCCCATCTACGACGAAGACCACCACATCATCGGGCACGCAGACGGGCATGTGGAACTGAACGGGGAAGACCACCTGATTGAGATCAAGAGTGTGGGCATTGGTACCTTTCGGTACGAGAACTTCCCCTTGTTCAACCGCTACACCACCAAGGACATTACTGCTGACCAGATGTGGAATGAGGTGAACCGCCCGTTCCTGTCACATCTGAAGCAGGGCACCCTCTACATGCACTGCACTGGCATTAAGAAGATGATCTACATTTACGAGTGGAAAGCCTCTCAGGACATCAAGGAGTTTATGGTGTCCTACCAGCCCGAGGTCATCAGCGACATTTTATCCTCTTGTAAGTCTGGACTTAGGTCCATAGGTGAGGGTAGAATCCCGCCACGACCGATCTGGATAGATACGAAGGACCACCAAGCGTGTAAGTACTGTACGTACAAGAAAGTGTGTTGGAGCAGCGATGATGTCAAAAGCCCAAGCGAAGTTCAACCTGAAGTTCGACAGTCCGAGGAAGCCGGGGGACGCGATGCCGACCCTGCCGGAGGAACTGGACGTGTT